GAAACCGACTCTATGCGTTACAAAGCCACCGAGCGTTATGCTACTGGCTGGCACGATGCCCGTAATATTTACGGTACACAAGGCGTTTAATCTAAAAGATTAATATCCCGGCAAACCCCCGACTTAAAAGGTCGGGGGTTTTTTATTTTAGGGCGATATAATCTAAATGTTTGCATTAATAGGAATAGGAAGTTCGCCCCCAACAGGGCCCCGTCGCTTCCCGGGGCTACGATCAAGCGACTGAGTGGGGCTAAAAACTCTTGATAGGAAAAATCAAATGTCAGTTACTTTTAATCAGCCGATTCGTGTTTACAAATATAACAACCCCACGAACAACGGCGTCATCGCTCCCGACAACACTGGCGCTGTAGCAGTTAGCCAACAAGTCACTTTCTCTGGCGTCAATGCTGCTGGTGCTATCACCACTTACGGTGTTGGCAATGCTGCTTCTAGCCAAGACCCCGTGTGGATCCCCGCTGGTGCTGCTATCACCAACGTGCGCTTGTTTGAAACCACCGCTCCCTCGGCTTTTACTGGCATGGTTATTACTGTTGCTGTTAACGGCACTTCTGTTGGTACTATCACTCCCACCACCACTGGCGGCGTGATTTCTATTGCTTTCACTGCTACTGCAGCTGTTGCAGCATTGTTGGCCAACGTGGGCACTAGCGACGTTCAAGTTACCTTCACTGTTGGCACTACTTCTGGCGTGACTGGCACTTTGGCTGGTATGTTTGATGTTAGCTATGCTGCTCGTAATTTTGACGGTTCGATCACTAACGTCGGCCAAGGCTACACCAACCAATAATTAATTACCTTGGGGGCCTTGTGCCCCCGATTTAACTTATAAGGAATTAATTATGGCATCGAATCTCGTCTCAAATCTCCAACAGCATCCTTCAATTATGCCCTCTGTTACCATGCAGGGCGCATATGAGCCGTTTGATTTACAAGTTGCTCGTAACCAAATTGCTGGTCATCAAACTGTTAGCATTTTTGGTTATCAGGCGTCTGTTGGTACTACACCAATTCCAATTTGGGAAAACGCCAGCACTTATACTTTTCCCACATCAGCATCTACCCTGACTCTAGTTAGTACTTCTACGTCGGATAATACCAGCGCATCGGTCCTTATTAGTGGTTTAGATGCTAATTTTAACCCCATTTCAGAAACGTTGTTTTTGAATGGAACTACGGGTGTCACTACGGTTAATAGTTATTTGCGTGTTAATAGTTTGGTTATGGTGTCTCCAGGCACTAGCCAAGTTACAAATGTTGGTATTATTACCATCAAGCAAAGCACTAATACTTTGGCTCAAATTAACGCTGGCGTTGGTAAATCACAAAGTACAGTTTTTACTGTGCCAAATGGCTATACTTTCTATTTAGATTTGGCAGAAGTCAATACTTCTAATAGCTACACTGGCAGTACAATTGTTACGTATCGTGTTCAAGCGTTAAACAACGTGACCGGTGTTCAATTAACTGTGTTGCAACAACCTTTTGTTTCATTGTATTCAGCTAATCGTGCATCGGATCCTTTTGCGTATACACAAAAAACCGATATTCAATGGCAACTTTCTGCAAGTACAGGAACTATTGCAGCTGGTGTTATTGTAACTGGTAAGTTGATTAAGCTCGACGGTCAAACTGCTTAAATGCCAGTCTACCTTGACACCAGTAGCTACTCGGTTCTGTCTGTAGCGGTCTGTGACCGCTGCAACAGAAAGTTTCCGTATGTAGAACTAATGCCTGACCCGAATTTTCCGGGTATGCGGGTGTGTCAAGATGACTTGGATAACTTTGATCCATGGCGGCTGCCCGCACGTCAAACAGAAAACATTGCATTGCGTTTCCCGCGGCCAGACGTGTCTGTGGCTACGGGCCCGATTGGTGGTGACCAGATTACGACGGAAAACGGATTCCAAAACGGCAATTCGTTGTTTATTGAAGGTACAAGTGGTACGTATGCCAACGGAACAGGCGACCTGAATAAAAACAGCAACGTAGTTCCTTCGCCAATGGTTTTATACCCCTACATTGAGGTTATAACGCCCAATACGGGCCCCAAAGCTGGCGGAACTACGGTTACCCTTACCGGGGCTAATTTTACGGCTGTAAACACCGTTAGGTTTGGCGGCACATCGGCAACGTTTAACCTGATCGATTCGACAACTATTGTTGCAACGTCGCCGGCCTATGCCGTTGATGGTATTGTTGACGTGGCTGTTATATCTCCATTTGGAACCGGCACGTATTACGGCGGGTTTACTTACGTATCATAAGAAGAATAAATGGCTGATCAGAGTATAACACAACTGCCAGTTGCTTTAAACCTTACGGGTAATGAGCAAGTTCCGGTTGTGCAAAACGGGGTTACTAAGCAGGCGTCTGTTTCACAGATCGCCAACGCAGCTTCGCCCGGTAAACTGATTACCAACGTCGTACTTAATCCGTCAAATTATGACCTGATTTTTTATTATAGCGATGGAACAACGTCGCAAGTTGGGCCTATTCCGGGGTTTGTTTCAGCAACAATTGACTCCAACGGTCATTTGATTTTAACTGAAACAACTGGCGCAACTATTGATTGCGGCCAAGTTACCGGCGCCTCGGGATACTCGGGTATTTCAGGATATTCAGGTACTTCGGGATATTCTGGCTCGATTGGTGGCTCGGGATCTTCAGGCACATCGGGATACTCTGGCTTTTCGGGCTATTCTGGGTTTGGATTATCTGGCTATTCTGGACTATCTGGCTATTCAGGCATTTCTGGTTATTCAGGTGTTTCTGGCTATTCGGGTTCTGGTGTATCTGGGTACTCAGGTTCAGGTATATCAGGTTACTCTGGCTTTTCGGGTTATTCCGGTTTAGGATTATCCGGCTATTCTGGCATTTCAGGATATTCTGGTATTTCAGGATATTCAGGTACTTCGGGCTATTCAGGTTCTGGCGTATCTGGGTACTCAGGTTCGGGTACATCGGGATATTCTGGCTTTTCTGGTTATTCTGGGTTTGGATTATCCGGTTATTCAGGATATTCTGGTATTTCAGGATACTCGGGTATTTCAGGATATTCAGGTACTTCGGGCTATTCGGGTTCTGGCGTATCCGGGTATTCGGGCACATCCGGCTATAGCGGTTTAGGGTTATCGGGTTATTCTGGGACCTCAGGCTATAGCGGCGTTTCTGGTATTTCGGGTTATAGCGGAACTTCGGGTTATAGCGGCTCTGGTATTTCAGGCTATAGTGGCTCTGGTATTTCAGGTTATAGCGGAACCTCGGGCTATAGCGGCCAAGTTGGTACGTCGGGGTCTTCTGGATTTAGCGGTCTATCGGGTTATTCTGGAACATCCGGCTACAGCGGATCTGGTGTGTCAGGTTATTCGGGATTTAGCGGTATATCGGGCTACTCTGGTATTTCAGGCTACAGCGGTTCGGGTGTTTCTGGCTATTCGGGATTTAGCGGAATATCAGGCTATTCTGGTATTTCGGGCTATAGCGGTTCTGGTGTTTCTGGTTATTCGGGATTCAGTGGAATTTCTGGATTCAGCGGCATATCGGGCTATTCTGGATTCAGCGGCATATCGGGCTATTCAGGATTCAGCGGTATATCGGGCTATTCAGGATTTAGCGGCATATCGGGCTATTCTGGATTCAGCGGTATATCAGGTTATTCAGGCTACAGCGGAACCGCGGGACCTTCTACCTTAATAAATGCCGCTGATACCGTTGCAAATACTAATTACTTCTTGGTTGCAGTTCCTGCGCTTGGTTCTAACCAAACTGCGTATGGTTTTAGTACTGATGGACTTTACTTTAACGCATCAACCAAAGTATTTAATACTCCATCTATTAATGTTACGGGTTCCTTTACTGCGGTGTCTGGAATTAGTAGCGGTGCATTTTAAGAATAATTAGAACAAAAGGAATTTAACATGGCACAAAGTGGATTTACGCCAATTCTTCATTATGGTTCATCCGGGGTAGGAAGTGTACCCCTCGCTGCTAATTTGACAAGCAACACAAACGGTGTTGAATTGGCAGTCAACTACACCGACGGTAAGTTGTTTTATAAAGATAACACAGGCACTGTGCAAGTGTTGGCATCTAAGGGCGCCGGAGCCCCCGGAGGTTCAAACACACAGGTTCAATATAATAGTTCTGGAAGTTTTGCTGGATCCGCCAATCATACCTTTGACGGTACTACGTTAACATTAGGTAACGCAGGCATTAGCGGCAGGTTTCAGGGCGATTTTAGTAATGCTACGTTGCCTAGCCGTACAGCATTTCAAACTGGTACAACAAACGGTACAACAGGCATCTATGCGTTACCAAATGGTACAAGCACAGCAGCTTCATGGCAAGCAACT